TCCATACGTTTATGGATTTCTTTATTACGGGGTTCTGCGTCAAATACATAGATTGCATTTTCGTTTGCAGAATTACCATTGCCTTCGGCACCATTCATAGAAATAGCATTCGACAAGAACATACTATCGATTGCACCTTCTACAATATAATAAGGTTCATTAAATTTGACTTTATCCAAACCAAAAATCTTTGGTCTTTCATCAAACATAATAGTTATATATCTCGGAGCATTAGGATCAAAACCACGAGCAGAAACACCAAACACTCGATTGTTTTCATCTAAGAATGGAATAACCAAACGCGGTTCATCTTTACCAATATTATCTGGATCAAACTTATTGGGAATAATTTCGTTAATCCAAGTTTTAAATTTACGTGCATAATACAATCTGTAATGATGATTTGGTGGAATCTTACGCTTTTCAATGTACCTTTTAATAGGATGATCGAATTTTAATTGACTGATGCGCTTAATCTTTTTGAGTGGATTGCTTTTAAAGACTGGAGCTTTTGTTTTAAATTGATATTCACTTGGAGTTTTGTCTGTATCTGTGTTAACAGTATTTGCGACAAACTTTTGAGCTATATAGTCGTTATATAGCATAGGGTCTTGTGACTTTAGAAAGTACTGGAAAGACTGAGATGCACCACAGTTATGGCAATAGTAAGAGAATTTGTTGTCGCGTTCTAGAAGCCATCCACGTGACTTAGAACGCGACTTTTGCGAGTCACCACAGATAGGGCAACGGAAGTTAATTTTATAAGGGTTTGTATGTTTTATCTTAAAATTTTCAAGACGCCCGGAAAGCATTTGGGCGAATTGAATGTCAACGAATTCTGCCATGATATAAGTCCCATAATTTTATAAATCAATTATAACATGGGAAAGCAGTACTGTCAACCTATATGATCTTTTCCCAAGGAATATTTGCAAGAATAAAGATAATAACTGCACCTAGACCCATAATGTACCACTTCCACTGTTCTAACATTTTAATACGTTCATCAAGATTCGTCAACCTGTTATCAATGTTTGAGTTCATTTTGTTGAGCTCGCTCATGATTTCTTTATTTCTTTCAACTCGATTTCGTGCACTTTCTTCTGCAAGGCGTGTGTGATCTTCTCTAGAAGATGCTCTATATTCTTCTAATCTATCACCAATTGCATTATTTCGATCAATATCTTCTTGACGATGGTCGCTCATACGCTCATCTAGATCTTCGAGCTTATCTACAGTGTTTTTTAGAATTTCTCCTTGGACTGCTACTTTTTTAGACATATCAGCCATGGTCTCTAAGGCAGCATCGAACTTAGAGAAAAATCTTTCTATTAGCTTAATGTCCTTTTTAATTAAAGCAACGTCAGTCCTTAAATTTTGTTGCTCTTTTTCCTGGTCTGTAGACATCGACAACTCCGTGATCGTTGTGTCTGAATAATAAATTAAAAACCCCGAGAGTGTGATCTCACGGGGCTCATAATATACTCGTTCCTATTTATATAATCACATATCAGATTCTGACGTTTTTTCAGATTCTTTTGGTAAATTATCCCAATATTCTTCATGAACGGCAATGATGGCTTTCTGTTGTTGAATTAAAGCTCTTATATCACTAATATTTAAAGAAAGCTTTTCATAACCATCCGCGGTTAGTGCAATCAATACTTTGTCTTTGTCTAGGTCAGCAAAGACTTCTTCTTGATTTTCTGGGGTTATAATGATAAAATTTACATCACGAAGATTTAATGGATCGACACCTGGTACAATAGGTCTTTGAGGTGTGATGTATTCCGTCTTAGTTACTACTATCTGCGGTGGTGTCACTTGGAACGATGAGCAACCCGCGAGCAACAAGATCATCGTAAATCCAAGGGCACTCACTGTTAAATGCTTTTGCATTTTTAGCGGACCTCTCTTGTTCAGTAAGCGGTGCACCTGATTCTAACTCAAAGCAACGCATTGCTTTTGATGAAGCGTTATTAATTACTCTTTCAACTAATCCAGGTTTAGCTGCAGCCAATGCACCGATATCATGCTCGCCTAATCTGTCTCTTAGTTCAGCATTTTGCTGACGAATATTGTTTATTAAAGCTTGTACAGAAATGAATTGCTCACGTTGTCTCTCATTATCGGCACGCAAGCGTTCGATATTTTCTATGTTCTGCTCATTTATTCCTTCTATTTCATCTATCGTAGCAGTTAACTCAGCATTATATTGGGTCAACTCTATAATAGTAGCTTGGGTAGATTTATAGTACCAGACTACTCCTCCACCCAAACCTAAAAGAACTATAAAGAAATAAATCTTTATTGAAGAAAACATTCCGAACAAGACGGATTACTCGTCGTCTTCCTCTTCTTCGTCCTCATCATCTTCTTTGTCTTCTTCATCATCCATTTCTTCTTCGTCTTCTTCGTCTTTAGCTTCTAACATTTCCATGTATCTTTCTTCAAGACGAGCTGTAATGCGACCTTGAATTTCTTCTTCAAAAGCCTCTTTCATTTCTAGAGGACGACCAGCCATTGCTTCTGCAACGATTTTTTCTAACGACATGTTAATCTCCTTGTTAATATTTGTTGTATTTCTATTTATTATTTAAACATCTTAGCTTGAGTAGCAGGTCCAGCAATACCATCTGGCAATAGACCATTTTTATTTTGCCACTTCTTAAGAGCGGTCAATGTGCCAAAGCCAAATACACCGTCAGCTTCTACGCCGAGGAATTTTTGCATGCGTTTAACATCTTTGCCTTCCATTCCTTTACGCAGAGTTCTTGTTTCTTCACTCTTTACGCATTTACCGGCTAAAATAGCTTTAGCATCTTTGTAACGCTTATCGCGATCTTCTAATCCGATTGTACCACCGTTGATAGCCTTTGTCAATCCTAGATTATCGTCTTTATCAGCAAACTTTTCTAATTTGTTTGTTTTCCAAAACCAACAAGCTGATTCTAAAGCACCTCTTTGTGTAGCTACGTATTCGGCTGCTTCGTCTGCAGACATTCCGATGGTTTTACCGAATTTCTCGTAGTTTGTGCGGCCAGTAAGTTGCTTAATGCCACGACCGCGGAATCTCCACCCATCGCCAGCGCGTGTATTGCCCAAGCGTCCACGTTTGCTTCTGTACTTGTCCATGTAAACATAGTTTGCAATTTTTTCAGGGTTGCGCGCGTATTCACTAGCATCTTCCTTTCCTGGTCCAAAGTAACGGCTAAAAACTCTGTTTAAAGCTGCTTCACTGTAATTTAGATTTTCTTCTAATACAGTAAAGTCTGCAGATTCATGCGCACATTGGGCCATAAAACCTGCAATACGTAAATCTGTTGTGATTCCATACTTTTCAAACATTGGAACAGCAGCTTCATACCAAGATTCCGGATCTTTATTCTTTGGAATCATTGCACTAAATTGCTGTAAGGTAATCATTTAATATCTCCCATGATATCTCTTAATCTTTTCTTCTTTTTAGATTTATTAGATGAGGTCCATCTTTTTTGAGCTTCTTTAGAAAATGCAGAACCATCCATGCCGGCAATATTACCACTACCAACATTATTTGCAGGTTCTTCTTCTAATTCTGGTTTAGTATCAATATTTTGGTTGACAGCTTCGCTGAGTGTGGTATAATTGAGGTATACCGAATAAAACAATTCAAGGCTTTCATCAATTTGCTGTTCAGTAACATCCTCGGTAAGTAAAGAACCTTCTGAGAAATGATTCCATTCTTTAATTAGGTAAAGGGCCGCGGCATATGAAGCTAATCTAGAACTACCGCCAGGGAGCTTTGCCAAAAGCTTCTTAATATTAGCAATCATTACATCAAAAGTCTTCCAGGATTTTTTCTGAGCTGGAGTACGATCTTTCTTATCTACAATTACCTTACCATCTTTGTCAATAACGCCAGACTCAAAAGCATCCCACTTTTCAAATGGGGTAGCAAGTCTTTTGATGAATTGATATACTAAAAATAAATCTACGACCATGAGATCATATTCCTTTA